CTCAAAAAACACCAAAGTCTCGTTTATTAATAAACGAGACTCCGGATTCCTCTCAACTTTTTATAAAGTATTTTCTTGAAATATTTTTTGTCTTTTTATTTTTTTTAAAAAAGTTGATATTTTAAAAATAATACATTCTAAGACTTATAATTCTAGTGTCTTGTTTTTTAATAAAAATGTTAAAAAACAAGACATCGTCACAATATATATTTTCTAGATACTTTTTATTACCAGTTATGGTTTGAAGTTATAGTCTCAAAAAACACCAAAGTCTCGTTTATTAATAAACGAGACTCCGGATTCCTCCCAACTTTTTATAAAGTATTTTCTTAAAAATTTTTTGTCTTTTTTATTTTTTTAAAATGTTGATATTTTAAAACAATAAACGAATATTATATATTAACAATTGAAAATGAAGCATGCTATAAGCTATTACAAAATATAATAAATTGTATAATCGATTATATTATTGACTATATTACATCTTATTTCATTGAAAAAAATAAGATGTAATATAATAATGAAATTGACGATAAGAAATGAGAAATATTAAATTGGTAAAAAATATGGCGGACTTATTCTTCCACCATTTTTTTCACGTATAGCATATCCAACGAGAACAAGATTTTTTAATTTATAATTTTCAAAATCATATAATTCTTGTTTGTATGGATTATCACCCTTTTTCATTATATATGTTTTTGAATTGATTTCAACTGGAACACCCTTCCAAGTAATTTTATATATATTTTTATCAAAATTCACATCAGTTTCATCCTTATGTATATCTGGTGTATACATATAATCCAGTTTATTAACACTGGGATGTGTCATACATCTCAACCCCTCCTTTGTATTCATATCAATATATACACTGCAATCAATAGATGCCTCTTTTATAGCGCGTATATATTGTTCGTTAAACGTTTCCTTTATTGTAGTAATCTCATAAAGGGCTTCATCTGTAGTTACTAATGCCTTACTATCAAATTTACTTATATCTTGTAATTTCATTTCTATGGATGCGTCTGTTTTTTGTTTTGCTGAAAATTGCATAACATAAATATATACTTGAACATTTTGAAGATCTTTTGGTAGTCTGTAGTGACTACATATTCTTCGAGACCTTCCGATAATTTGTTGTATTCGTATAGGATTCCAATATGGCTCCATAATATGAACATAACGTGTATTTCTCAAATTAATACCTTCAGAACCAGAAGCAGTAATCATTAAAATTTTTATTATTTCACCTAAATTATTATTTGGATGAATTCTTTTTAATTTACTAACAATAAGTTTAGGAACATCACCACCATCCCAATCTCCATTGTATATATTTCGAATAATATCTTTTTCTACTGGATCTTCCTTTCCTGTATAAAGTGCATATTTGGGTTTAGCCATATCTTCTTCTGTCATATTCAAATCCCATTCTCCATTTTCATTTTTATGAATTTTAAATTGTGCAAACCCGTGAACTTGTAATGCAAGAGTAAATAATCCAATACCTTCAAATGTTCTAAATTGACTATAAACTAAATTTAATCCCACATTATTACCACTTTTTATAGTGGTAATCATTGTCTCGAATTTTGGACTATATATACGTAAAGATTCTGATGATAAAAAATCATATTTACGTGCTTCAATTTCTTGAAAGGCGCGTTTCAATTGCTCCCCATAATTTAATTCATACCCATCTGCATCAAATATTTTTTCATCATCATCATTTTCATTATCTGAATCATTTGTATTTTGCTGGTCCACGTCTTCATTTTCATTACGAACTTCAGGCTCTATATAATCTTCTTCATCATCAACACTTTCAATATCTTTGTCTTCTCTATCTTCATCCACTTCTCCCTCTTCAATGTCTCTATCTTCTTCGTCCACTTCTCCCTCTTCAATGTCTCTATCTTCCTTAATATCATATTTTTCTTCACTACTTCCACCTATTACTTTCTTAGGTCGTCCCCTTTTTTTCGGAATATTTTCAGAAGTTTCTGACATAGGTACTTTTGGTTCTTTTGGTTGTTTGGGAGTTTTAGGAGTTTTAGGAGTTTTAGGAGTTTTTGTTTTCTTAGGTATATTCGTATCAGGTTGAGGATTTGAAGGTTGTTCGGAAGTAGTTTTTGGAGGAGAATCAGTTGTATCAAATGGCACTGGTCTTGGTATTTCTGTAGGCATAACAAAATTACAATATAATCTTGAAAAAATACGATAGGAGCTTCGTTGGGATTTAAAAATATCATCTTTTGTAGGTTTACGTGATTTTTTATCTATCGAACGTTCAAAATCACGAGCGTGTTCATACATTTTAAATTGATAATCACTCATATCTATTTTTACAACAAAGTAATCTACCGACCTATCAAAAGTAGGTAATAGTTCTTCTTGTGCACTTCTAAAATATGATGTTAATCCTATAATTCTACGTTTAAACAAATTTGAGTTTTTTATTTCTAATTTTTTATTCATTTCAACTTGAACAACATTAACACCTATATCTGTTTTCTTAGATTGTTTCAATATTGGTTTTGAAGTATTTAATAATTTCTCACCTCTAGCCTTTTTCTGTATTCCCAATGAACTTTCTTCTGGTGCGAATAAAGTCATAAATTCATCATAATTATCGGGTAAAGCTTTATACTTTTCAACAGAGATTTTCGATTTATCAAAATTTATATTATTTTTTGAAAGACCTGATAAAAAAAGAGAGATAAATGATTCATCTGATACATCTCCCTTATTTTTATAAATATTTCGCCCGTCTATTTTACTAATATGTCTTTTTTCATTTGTAACTCCATTATAATTATCATCCGGATTAAATACATTTTCAAATCCATATGGGTTTCGAGTGATTGTGATTATTTTGCTTGATGTGTCATAATGTAAATAATCTATATTATTTGATTTTTTAAATAAATCACGAATCTCATCATTTGTCCACTTACGATTTTCAACGGTTAATGGTATTTTCCACGTTTTTATATAACCTCTTAGAATATTGAAAAGAATTCCAACTTCATTTGGATAATTTATAATAGGTGTTCCTGTCAAAAGTACAAGTTTTACATTAACTGCATTTAATAACAATTCATACAACCTAAGAGATAAATAAACAGGTTCCTTGATAATATTTCCATTTTTATCATATTCTACCGGTTTTGTCATCTTCAATTTATTTACAATTAAACTGACAAAATTATGTGCTTCGTCTATAACAATAACACTATTATCAAATGGATTTATTGTATTATTTTGTGTCATCAAATCCAACTTATTTTTATTAAATCCGTTATAATGGATAAAGGTGTATTTATTTTGTATCATTCCATCTATTTGTCTAGTTAATAATTTTTTATCATCCAATGATAATTTCGTGTAGTTAGAAGGCTTTGTCGTATCTACAAAAAACGCTCCTCGATGTTTTTTCAAAAATTCCCGTGGAACTCCTAAAAATTTCTCAAATGCTTTTACAGCACTTGGATTATTATCGGTAGAAATCCATTTCCAGTGTTGATTTTTTTTATATAAATAATCTCCACACTTTTTTATTTCTTTCATATAATTATCTTCCAATGATGCAGGCAACATAATGTAAACTTTTCGTGTTGTTTTAAAACCTTCGGCTATAGCTATAGATGAACAAGTTTTCCCAGATCCCAACCCGTGATATAATAATAATCCTCGATATGGTGTATATACATTGAGATAATCCAATATGAGATTTTGGTGAAGTAATAAAGAGAATTTCCGAACATTAGAACTCATTATATTTTCGCAATTAATCATACTACGTTCTTCATTCAATTGATCACGATACTTTAAAAAAATATTATTGATAAAATTGACAAAGTATTTTCTATTATTTAAATAATAAGATTGGTGTCTGTGTAATTCATTTATACCACCCAATGGCAATAACATATTTTTATACTCTTCTAAATTCAATTCATCTTCATTTTTTTCATTTTCTTCACGTTCAGTTTTATTACTACTTGTAATTCCAGTCTTAACCTTTCTTACTTTTTTTACCTTTTTTATAGATTCCCTGACTGGTTCATTTGGTTCATTTGTCGTTTCTATATTTTCTTTCACTGGTTCATTTGTCGATTCTATATTTTCTTTCATTTCATCTTCTTCAATCGGTTCATTTGTTTCGTATATAGTGGGTAATGTATTCACATCTATATTTTCTGTAAAAAAAGATACTTTGGGATTATCTGTTTTCCATACAACATCTTCGATATAATCTTGTTCACCAGGTGTATCACGTTGCAATTTTTGTTCTAATTCCAAATCATTTTCTCTTTCTATATTCCCCTTTTCAATTTCAAGATCATCTTTACTGATACGTTGAACTCTATTATGTTCTATAGAACTAATAATATCATTTATCTCCTCATCTTTTTTTTTTAATTCTTCCCTTGTCGGTAATCTAGAAATAGATGGTTCTATATCATCATTTACAATTGTATTAGCTGGTATTGCAGATATGTTTTCACTGGGTCGAAATTTTTTCAATAGTTCATTTCTATCCACATTCAAATTGGTTTTATCTAAAATAAATGGTTTTTTTACATTAGCTGGTGTTTGTCGACGTATTGTTTCTTTTGGTTCCTCTTCTATTTCACCCTCTTCTATTTCACCCTCTTCCAATTCACCCTCTTCCAATTCATCCTCTTCTATTTCACCCTCTTCCAATTCCCTTTGTACCTTTTTTGACTTTTCTTTATTCGATGGTTCTAACATTTCATTTAATTTATCACGTTTATTTATTTTTATTGTCACTGGGCGAAATGAAGTTACAATTGGTTTTTGTCTAAGTTTTTCTAATTGATTATTCATAAAGTATTAATATATAATTATTATCAATGATTTTGTATATGAAAAATGGTTATTGTTGTTTATGTAATATGTAAATATATTGATATTCGTATTGAATGTGAACCAAATCAATACGTGATAAAATTTCAAATCCTTCCATTTGAGCAATTTCCAATGTATCATCAATTGGTTCTATAAAAAGTATATGTTCTTGTGTTCGTATATTCCCATTATTTTTATTTTTGAATGTTTCCTTGAAAATAGATATATTATTATTTTTGGGACGGTCTACGATAAATTGAGATGTATAATCGAATCCGTAAAATGTAACTTTGGATTTGGTAATTCTTTCTTTTGCATATTTTTGAGCATTTACTATATACAACGGATTTGCTGGGGGAACTACGGGGTCAAACCTATGTTTATCAACAGTATGTAAAAGTAAATACCCATTTGGACGCAACCAATAATAGCAATTTTTAAAAAATGTATGTTTATTTGAAAAATAATAATACGTAAAATAATCACATAAAATATGTGAAAATAGATTGGGTGGAAATAAAACTCGATTGAGAGCATCACCTACAATAAAAGTTCTATCGTGAAATTTCTTTTTTGCCTTTGTAATCATACTTTTGGATATATCCAAACCAATTGTATTTACAATCCCTTGTTTATACAATTCATTTACCATATTTCCAGTACCACATCCAACATCCAAAACATTACTTGAACTATTCAAATGTGCAAGATTTGCAAGTTCCTTAATAATATATTTATCTTTATGTGAACTATGTAACAAATTATCATAAACTTTTGCATAAAAGTCATCATATACATCCAAGCCCTTCAAATAAGAATATTTTTTATCTATAGCTCCACCTAACCCAACTCCCTCCATTCCTTGCATTCCCTCCAACCCATCTATTTCATTTCCCATTTTTATTTGGCAAAAATCATTGGTATATTGTAATATTTTAAATACAATATATAACACCATAACGATGCATATTAACTTATCTAACATATAACTAAGAAATTATAAAAAATCCACAGATTATTCATTTATATAAAACCACAAATACCAATATACCTGTGGATAAAGTATAAAAATGAATTAAAAAATGATAGAGTCTACAATATTATATTTAAAATGGAATTATCTACTTTATCGAAATCACAATTATTAACAAAATGCAAAGAACTTGGAATTAAAAATTGTAAATCTAAGAATAAATGTAAAATTATAGAATTGATATTATCTGAGTTTCAAAAACCAGTTATTGAAAAAATAGATGTTGAAAATAATGACGAAAATATGGATATTGATGTTCAAAATATGTGTGGATTAGAATATCTAAAAACAATCGATAATAATAGTATCGATTTAATATTAACAGACCCACCGTATATTATATCAAAAAATAGTGGGATGAATGATCACTATAATAATGTTAAATTTAATGAAGAAAATGAAATTGACCAGGTAAAAACGGAGGAGGAATGGGAAGAATATAAGATTCAAAATAATATTTGTGATGATATTAATAAAGATAAATATCTTAGTTATGGTTCAATATATGGAAAAAAGTATTGCGTAAAAACGGATTATGGTGAATGGGATAGTGAATTTGATATGGAAGTTCTTGAACAATTTATTGCTGAATATTATAATAAATTAAAAAAGGGTGGAACGTTAATTATATTCTTTGATTTGTGGAAAATCACCGAATTAAAACTATTGATGGAAAAGTATAATTTTAAACAAATTCGGTTTATCGAATGGATAAAAACGAATCCTCAACCAAGAAATAGTAAAGTAAATTATTTGACAAATTGTAGAGAAATTGCTTTAACGTGTGTGAAAGGTGGAAATCCGACCTTCCATAGCTCATATGATAATGGAATATACTCATTCCCACTTCAAGGTGGGAAAAATAGATTTCATCCAACACAAAAAAGCTTGGCATTATTTGAAGAGTTGATAAAAAAACATTCAAATGAAAATGATACAATTCTAGATACATTCTTAGGATCAGGTACAACTGCAATTGCTTGTAAAAATAATAAACGCAATTTTAAAGGATGTGAAATATCAAAAGTATATTATGATAAAATTATGGAATTATTGTAATTTCATAATGATCATCAAACATTTTTAACAATTTTTCAAAACACCATCGAAATTTAATACCGTCACGTTTATTATGTATTTGAAATTCACCAATTGTAATATCATTTATTTTGATAGAAGAACTTTCATTCCATTTTTTATTTTTTAATTTATGCGTAAATTGAATATCATAGTTTGTCCAATTGATACTCTTTATTAATTTGACAAACAACAATATGTTTTTGTGTTTATTGTAATAGACAACTGGACAATCAAATGTATTATGTACATAACTATTCAATAAGGGATATATATTTTCACATATATATCCCTTTATTTGCTCAACATCGGATAATATATCAATATTGAAATATTCACAAAACTTTTTCTTAGTTGGTTGGCCTATCACTTGTGGACATACCTTTCCATCCTTTTTTGTTGTCTTGATGCTTAAGAATTCTGTTGCATCATCTAAACGAACGAAATCATACTTATTTCCATTTTTAGCTATATGTTTTATTTCATATGGAAATACACTCTTTAACCCATCAAATCTCGTTTTGATTTCTAAAGCGTCTGATAATTTGTACTTATATTTTCCATCATAATCAATACCATATAATAAACATATACCCATTTCGACAGTTTTACCCAAATCCTCTGTCAAAATGACCTTTGCGACCGATGGTATTTCTGGTAATATCTGATGCTTGGTTATTAAACTCATACCACTACTATGAACCACTTTCATTATTTTCTTAGATGTATTAATATACCAAAGATAATTATATAATAATTCATTTTATAATTATATATAATATTATGCTTAAACATAAGAGTAGTGACCTCAAACCACCTGCATTGGAGTATTATTTAACTGAAGACGTGTCACAAGAACAAATATGTAGAATATTCGATTGTAGTCCTTTAACTTTAATGCATTGGGTCGAAAAATATGACAATGAAATAAAAATAGGTGATAATAAACCTATTGTTGCATATAAAATTAAACAAAATGAGGTGAATTTTGTAGCCGATGAGATTGTGGCAAATAAATCAATTCGTATGGACGAATTGGTAATAAAAATTCAACAAAAGTATACGTCGTTTGATGTATCCAAACGACAAATAACTCGAGATAATTTTTTAATTCCTAGTGGAAATAAATCCACATTTTCAAAATATAGATTATCGGATGTAAAAAATAGATTTATTCATTCGCTACAAGTTTCAGATATTGATTCGGCAACTTATTGGACAATAGAATTGTTATGTTCAAATAATTATCAGACCTTATGGGAAATTATATTTTATTTTTATGCAACATATATTCATATTTCCAACCCCAAAGCTGTAAATTACATATATAGCCGGTTTAAAACGTTCAAGCAAATATATGAACGTGTTGATAATCCAAATACATTAACCGATAATATACAAATACGTTATATCTTTGTAGAAATAATTACAATATTATGTTTATCGAAAAAAATGTATATTATTAATTATGTTGGAATACCCAGTGAAGATTTTAATATGGCATTGATTTATATAAAATACAAAGCACCGAATCAGGATTATATTACACCTTTTTACAAAGAGAATGATCCTAAACATATGAAAACATTTTTTAACGAGTTTATATACAACATAGAATCGCGAAATTGTTTTCGATGTTATTATTGGTTAGAATATATTCTCGGATATGAAAAAACACTCCATAAATACAAGGAAAAAACATTGGCAGATAAAAGGGATTTTGTGACAGTTTCAAGTAATTATGTATATGATGTCATTTGGATTTTTTGGGAAATTTTATTAGTTTATTCCCAACAAAGAGGGGATATTTATTTTAAATTGGCATCATCTGCATTTAATTTATTTTCTGTTCGTTATTCACAATCGGTGAAACAAACTAAGAAATATTTCATTTATCTTGTTATTTCCTTTCTTTCAAATAATATTGATTTTAATATACCTATCATAGATCCTAACTTTGATATGAATATAGTTCATCAAAGTGCAAATGATATATATATTGAATTAAACAAAATACACCAAAATAATTTACTTCTCTAATTTATATGCAGAATCAACTTATACCATCTCAGCAAAAACTCGATTCATATATGTCGAGAATGACACTTGATAATAACCGAGGTGTATATCTATCAGATACACCGTCTTACAAACAAAATGTATCAAACACAACAAACACTACGAATACAACAGGTTATATTCAGAGTGGAAATAATGTAGTATTAATAATGATTATCATTGTAATGATAATCACCGTTTTAGCATATTATAAAATAAATTTATTCACAATTACAGGGGATATTGTTCAGTGGTTCTCAGACAGAATAACACCCATATTTATTAATATAATGAAATTTTTCGGTATAGCTGTTGGAGAAACGACAATTGCCGCAACAACGATTGCAAGTACAGGTGTATCCGCAGCAACATATGGAATTGATACAGTAAATCAAGGTGTTACTAATACAGTTGTATCGGGTGTTCAAACAACATTAAGTAACCCTTCAGTAACTACATACGAATCGCCATTACCCATACAAAAAAATCAAAATACAAATGAATCATCATTTCGTATAGTTAATACTGCTCCTCAAATGGTTGCACAACAAGAAAAGGAGGATGATAAACAATATTCGAATGATGTTCAATATAATACACCAATGGGATATTGTTTTATCGGAGAACAAAATCATCTAAGATATTGTGCAGAAGTAACAGATGCACACCAATGTGCAAGTGGTGATATATTTCCCACACAAGAATTATGTATAAATCCAAATATGAGAATGTCTTAATTTTTGTTTCTGATACTTATTATATATACAATTGAATGAACGAGCTTTTAGATATATCGAGAGATTATTTTGATAAAATCAAACAAAATGGGTGGGGGAACATACGTTATTATGAAAAACCAGATGGTGTAACTAGAGAAATGTTATTACAAGAATTAGACTGCGAAGATCTACAATGTAGTATAGAAGAATATGATGATAATCGTTTATGGTGGACATATGTATACACAAATAATTTTGATAATCACAATAATACTATATTCAGTCAATTTGGGATTTCATTTTTACCAAATGAAGAGCCATTAAAAATACAATTTGAGAGTGCACAAATACAAACGGACATTCCAATTACTCCCAATGTTGAAATTCAAAATGATAATGAGGTGATTCAAATTCCACCTAATGTTGAAATTCAAAATGATAATGAGGTGATTCAATTTCCACCTTCTCGACAATCTGGTAGAAAATCGCGTATAACTAAAAAAAATGTTTCATTTAATAATCAAGAAGTTACATCGAATCGTATGTCTCGTAAAAATAAATCATATAATACTCCAGTATCTCCTTCTAGAAATAATTCGCGTAAATCATATAATATTCCTATATCTCCTTCCAGAACCAGTTCTCGTAAAAGTAAATCATCAAATAACAACGTAGTGAATTTGCAACCATCACAACCACCACAACCTAAAAG